TGTATTTATTCCATTGTATGTTGCACCACAATCAACAAAAAAACTATCACGTTGTGTAGCAAATAATCTTGTACCCATACGTTCTACATAGCGTTTACTAACACCATTAATAGTTCTTTTTATGACACAATAAGTGACATCGTCATCTCCCTCTGATACGCAAGCAACGCTTTCAAATAAACCATCTGTATCGTGTTGATGCCAAGCTCCTATTTGTTGTTCTGGTACATATGTCAAACCTAATAATTTACCATTACTGCTTACCATCCATACAATAGGAATAGGTGCTTTAGCTAAAGACATATCTGCAATTGTTAGATTATCAAATAAATGCGGAGCACGAAGAGATAAATCACCTGTTATAAATCCATTAGCTTGCCAGTTATATCCCAATTCTCTTACATGACCACCACGAGCAGCACCATATACTAAACTATTATTAACTATTACTGGTTGCGAATTATTGGCACCTACATATGATTGAGGTTTTACTGATATAGATGTTGGTGTTATAGCGTCACTATTAACAGAAGTTACCCGCCATTCTGCTGATGCTGTAAGTAACAATAATTGAGTTAAAGGTACAATATGTCTAATGCTATTTGCTTCGCGAGCAGCAACTTTAAATTTTATACGGTCATCATCTCTTATTGGTATTCCAAAAGACATATTACTTTCTGTACCTGACTTAGTCATTAAAATTGTTTGCGGATCGTTTGTTGTACCAGCAAATACTCTACGTTGTTCAAAATAAGATACAGCACTAGGAAAATTACCTGATCCACTAAATTCATTTTCATACACTGGTGGAGTTTTAGAAAAATCTGGACTAATATTATTGTCTACAATGTGATGAACAAATTTAATGTTACATGCTACGGCTGTGTTAGCTCCTACGTTACTTGCCATTAAATATTTAAAAGTATTATCATCAAGTTTTGTAATGATAAATTTACCATCGACTAAAGTTCCACCACCAGTTTCAGTTACTTGTACGGCATCACCAGTTTCAAATCCGTGTTGATTTAATGTAATTGTACATCTAAGTATTGAATCGTCAGCAGGTGGGGTAGAAGGAGGAGCTATAGTTGTGTAAGTTGCAGCTCGTTCTGTAGTGCTTTTTTGTTCTACTTCACCAATAAATCCAAAAATACCAGCCTGTTCTTTGTAAACTCTGTATCTAGCAGCACTAGTAACTTCATTCCAAAAAATGGTGTTTTTAGCACCAGTAACAAAAATATTATTTTCTACAGAGGCTTTATTAGATTGTTCACTTTCATCTATTAAATTAGTTGCTATAGCTGTTACAACATATCTGTGTATTTCAAAAGTATCAGCATCAACAGTGCTGGTTGGTGGAAAATAACTTATTACTTCTGTACCTGTAGGTGAAGCTAATGGACTATTAAAATTTATTTCTTTCAATTCCCATTGAGTAGCTCCTAATCTTCTTAATTCTTTTGGTGAGTAATTAGGGTGCACTAATGTTAAAACGTCAGCAGATTGCACAAAATGTATATCAAATAAATCTGCTTCCAAATACGGTGATGGTATTTCATATATCATGTCAGCAGGTAATGGATACCAATAAGCTGTGTTTGGTGGTGTTTGATTTGTATGAGCAACTGTACAATAATAATTAACACCACTTTGCAAAGCTATATCACCAACAACATAATTAGTACTACTATTCCATGCTGTTCCATTGTTATATAATAATGTTTGCCCTTGTGTATGAAATCTAAAATATTGGTTACCTAGTTCTATAATCATTGTTTGCGTTGTACTAAAAGTAAAAGGCAATAACCTCGTAGATTTTGTACTATCTTTTACTTCTCTTACAAAAGCAAAACCCGGTCTGTTTTGTGCTGGTCCTTGCGGTTTTGCTACAAAATTTCGCATTACGGCTGCACCTTGTTGAAATTTTGTGTCACTTATACGACCAAACATTTCTGGTGATATCTCTCCACCTGAAAATGCTTGCTTAAATGTGCGTGTAACTGGCATTTATTATCTCCCTGATGTCCAAGGTACTATATGTTCTACAGTAATATCTCTTTGTAAATTATCTGATTGCCTTGCTTGTGTTAAATAAGTAGACATTAATTGTATGCAACGTTTTGCTTCTGCTGCTCCTTGATCTCCTTTAATTATAGGACCAGCCAACATAGAAGCTAAATTCCAAGATAAAGTTAATACAAATAAAGGTGAAAATAAAGATGGATCAGTTATAAACGCTTGATATCTAAGCATTGCATTTTCTTGATTTGTATATATTAATGATCCTTCTATGGCAAACTGTTGTGGTGTATATTGACCAGCTACAATAGTAGGTGCAAAATTAGCAGTCAAATTACCGGGAGTATCACCCGCCGACATCCTTGTAGCGTAATCATTTTCTGAACTAGGTGACAATACTGCAACAGCCGACATCATGTCAGCAGGAGCTTCATATGCATAATCCCACTGTTTTATTGTATTTGTAGTAAGTGGTAAATTAATTCGTTTCGATGCAAAATTCCATGTATGCATTTCTAGTAAAGTATTTCTAGCTATTGGATAAAAACGTGCAGCTTTTTCTGCTTGTGCCGATCCTTCTGGTGGTTTTATTGAAGCTATTGTTGCATCATCACCCAAATGAGCTAGGGCAAGGTTGCAAATATCTACTTCTGTTGCCATAACATCTCCTAATAAAAAGGGAGGATAGCAGTATTACTACTAGCCTCCTGTGAATAAATAGAAAATTAATGCCTATTTATTTGTTGCTTCAAGTTGACTAATAAGTGTTTCTTTAGTTTGTCTTCTATCAAGTTCTAAACCAAGAGTGCGACCATAAACTTCAAGCTCTGCTTTTGTCATTGCTTCATAATCAATAACATCAGATCCACCAACTCTTTCTATGTTAGTGTTTGGCTCTCCGTTGTATTCAAACTCTTCGTTGACTTCTCGCATAGATTGACCAACAAAACATTTGACTTTAGCTCTGTAAATAGGCATAAATTCTCCTTATTAAGCTACGGTAAAGCCAGAAGCATAGTACTTTTGACCATCACCTATTGTTTCTACTATATCAGCAGTAACTTTACCTGCATTCATAGTACCAACAACGGTGTATCTAGCACCAAGATATCTTTGGCCTTTGCCGGCAATATCTGGATTTAAACGTACAACAATGTTTTTACCTAATGTAAGAGTTGCTGTCGCTAAAGTTGTACTGCTACCAATAACAGTTGGTGAACCTAAGTTTGCATTTGCACTAGTAATAACTTCAAAAGTTACACTTGTACCGTTAGCAAATGCTTCAGTAAGTGCAAAATTCATGTACAAAGCAGTACCTTCACCCATGTCTCTAGCAACACCTAAATCAACAGTGTTAGTAGATACAGCAGTTGCTGTAACTGCTTGATCTTCGCTCACTCTGAGCAGTTTGTCTGTAATCATTTTGGATCTCCTTTAATAATAAATAGATTAAACAACACGAGCTTCGCTGTTTATTAAAGCATCTACTCTTCTTAGAGGCACGCCTAAGAATGATAAGTAGCTTTGTGCTGTTCCAAACTGTGATAAACCTTCTTGTATTGCCAAGACGTTTTGTGATTTATCTAATGCTGCAACTGACATTCCAGAATGAACAGTTCTATTCATATAGAATGCTGCTCTACCCATAGACATGTTTGGTATTCTGTATAAAGCTCTTGTTAAAAGCTTAATTAGATTTGTAGATGCACTTGCCGCCTGTGTGCCAGTGCCTGCTACTAAATCAGAAACGTCAATATTGCAAATACGAACAACGTATCTCCAATCTTTTACAACTAAACCATTTTTCCATTGGTAACGAGTAGCAAAAGCTTGTAATCTTGTACCGTCACTGTTATAAACAGTTTGCTCTCCAAGATCTTCGTGTGTTAAACCTGCTTTTGATCCTTTAGGAAATGGACAATATACAGTTTGATCGCCCCAACAAACTAAATATACAGATGCATTATCAGAACCTGATCCACCTGCATCTAAAATGTTTACAGCATTATCAGCAGATAAATCACCATATCTAGGTGCTAAACCTAAAAACTTTTTAGGATCAGTACCCGGATTACCATAAAACATTGTCTCAGCTTGTGTCTGGTTCATTGCTTCCAAGAACGCAGTGTCTTCAGATAAACGGAACTGTGCAGTGTTACCATTTAACATTGCTAAATCTTTGTCTACTTCAGAACGAGCTTCCAAAATACCGCAAGCTTCATCTACCTGTGCAGTAGTTGATTTGCTTGATGGTATACCTTGGTTTAATGCACGGAAATAAACTTGTGGTAATCCTGTTCTAATAATTACACGTTCTCCAGTAGGTAAATTACCTTCTTTAAATACGCAATCATCTAATATTTCGTTGGACTGTGATAACAGTTCTGCAACAATAGGAACTCTACCGTCTGGGTCAGATCT